GGAAATGGATCAGGTTCTGCTGCATCAGGTGCTGGTGGCTCTGGTGTAGTTATCATTTCTTATTTAGTACCATCCACAACAAGAACTGCTATTTTTACAGGTTCTGGTTCATGGACTGCACCATCAGGTGTGACAAGTGTTAATTACTTGGTGGTGGCTGGAGGAGGTGGTGCAGGTGGTTGCGATGGAACTCCGGGTGGTGCTGGTGGTGCTGGTGGATATTTAGCTGGTTCAGGTTTATCAGTTACTTCTGGAACAACTTATGCTATTACTGTTGGGGCAGGTGGAGCTGGAGGTTCTGGAGGCGGTGGAGCTACAAATGGTGTTAATGGCACAAACTCATTAGTTGGAACATTAGTTAATGGATCAACTGGAGCAGTTGGCGGTGGTGGTGGTGGGAAAGATTCAACAAATGGATTATCTGGTGGATCAGGTGGTGGTGGATCATATGCTGGATTTGTTGGTGGTAGTGGAACATCAGGCCAGGGCAATTCTGGCGGTTCTGGTGCTGGGAGTGGAAGTAATCAAGGTTCTGGTGGTGGCGGTGGCGCTAGTGCGGTTGGTGGAAATGCTGCAAATGGAGTTGGAGGTAATGGAGGAAATGGCTCTGCAAGTTCAATTTCTGGATCAAGCGTAACATATGCTGGAGGCGGTGGTGGTTCTTTTGCTGGATCACCGGGAACTGCTGGCATAGGAGGTACTGGTGGTGGAGGAAATGGTGCTACAGCATACAATTCTTATGGAACTGCTGGAACTGCTAATACTGGTGGTGGTGGCGGTTCATCTGCTGGTAGTAATTATGGCGGTACTGCTGGCGGTTCAGGAATAGTAATATTGTCATGGTAAAAATCTATCAACTCTATGGCATTGATTCTGCAATGCAATTACTCAGACCAAATGCTACTTGGCAGATTAGCAATCGTGACATTACCATTTGGGATGATCCAAGACCATGTCCAACATGGGAAGAAATAGACGCAACAATGGAAAAGATTAAGGCTTTTGAAGACTCTATTAACACCATTTGGACTGACGAACAGATTAAAGAATTAGGGGGAAGATAATGGCTCACTTTGCACAAATTGACTCAAACAACATTGTTACCCAAGTGATTGTGGTGGCAGATGCTGACACGGCTGATGCTCAAGGCAATCACATGGAATCCATTGGTATTGCATTTTGCCAACGATTGATTGGTGGCAACTGGAAACAAACCAGTTACAACACACTAGGTGGTGTTCACACATTGGGTGGCACTCCATTTCGCAAGAATTACGCTGGCCTTGGATACACCTATGACGCTAACAGAGATGCTTTTATTGCTCCCAAGCCATTTGCATCTTGGGTCTTGAATGAGTCAACTTGTCTATGGGATTCACCAGTTCCTTATCCAACTGATGTAGGAACACCAGACGCACCTAAGCGTTATACATGGAACGAATCCACTAAAGCATGGGACTTAGTAAATTGATTAATTAAAACAGGAATAGCATGAAAAATGAATTGAATTGGTTAAGTGAAATAAACGAGGAAGCAGCAGAATTATTTACCGAGGTCATATTAACAAACTGTTATGGACTTACGCCTGAAATATGCGCCAATCGTGACTTTATAGACATTGGTGCAAATATGGGGATGTTCTCTATATTCTCATCTTATCTTGGAGCTAGAAAAGTCATTGCCGTAGAACCTGTATCTAGTACGATTTCTTTACTAAGAAACAATATACAAAGATCGGGTTTTAATAACATCATGTCTTTGCAATACATTGCATCGTCAGTTGATGGGGATTTAAAAGAAATAGGACTACAAGAAAAGTCTGGCCACAATAGTCTATATACCACTGGTAAAAAAACAGAATCAGTAGAGACTATCACCTTAAGCAAAATATTAGAACTTCTCGATAGTAACCACATCTTTCTAAAAATAGACTGTGAGGGCGGTGAATACGATGTATTACTCAATGCCAATCCTAAAGACATGGCTAGAATAGATGCTATTGCAATTGAAATCCATGCAGAATTACATCCTGAGTACAAAGGCTTTTGGCATATTCACAAAGTCTTATACTCCTTTGGTTTCAAACCGATTCGTCAGAATCAATTGAAAGCCTGGAGCTTAGATCAATTTGGCATGGCCATTGATGTAAGAGATTTGCCTGTTTATGAAGAAATATGGATAAGAAATGAATAGTGTACTTTGCTCAATCGGTACTAGGGGCCGATACGATTCAACCCTACCTTTAGCACTTAGTGCAATCATTAATCAAACCAAGAAACCCGATAAAGTCATTATCTTTGATGACAACGATGAGCCACGGGATGTCAGAGAAGAACTGATTTATAAGAATCTGTTTGAAATGATGAACTTGAAGAATATCGCATGGGAATGGGTATTCGCTCAGAAAAAGGGAACTCATTGGAATCACCAAACTGCCAACATAATGGGCTACAAGTGGGTTTGGAGGGTAGACGATGACTGCATTCCTGAGCCTAACGTTCTTAGGAACCTGTTAAGCTTTGCTATACAAAAGGATGCTGGAGCAGTTGGTGGATCCATTCTTACCCCACCCCTATCCAAACAAATCCACCCTTCTACTGGCAAAATAATCAATATTGCTAAAGAACCCAATATCCAGTGGAACTACATTCAGAAAACCAAAGAAGTCGAGCATCTTCATTGTTCTTTTGTATACCGCGCAGGTATATACGATTACAACATTGGTTTATCTAAAGTAGCTCATCGAGAAGAAACTTTATTCAGCTACGGCTTATACCAAAATGGATATAAGTTGTATGTAATTCCAGATACTATTACTTGGCATTTAAAGAATCCTGAAGGCGGTATTAGAAGCGAAAAGGATGAATCGCTTTATTGGCATGACGAACAGATCTTCCAAAATTTCATGCAGTACAAGAACCATACGATTGTGGTTCTTAATTGTGGGCTTGGTGATCATATTGTTTTTTCAAAGATACTTCCCGAAATAAAGAACCCTTTAATATTCTCTTGTTACCCTGACATCGTGCCAGGCTATTCAATAGCCCATGCTGAAAGAGGTTTTGGCAGTATTGATCAATGGAATATCTATTTGAAAATGTCTCAATGGGGATGGACTGACTCATTGGAAAACGCATTCAGAAAAATGTACTTATGATTATTATTTCTCCATATTCCAAAGCATTGAGAAGCGGTAAAGAAAACCCCAAGAACTATCCTTATTGGGATGAGGTCATTAAGCAAATTCAAGAACCTATTATTCAAATAGGACTGGAAGGCGAAAAACAGCTTACTGAAGACTTCAGAACAAACTTGAGTTTTGACGAGCTTAGAGCCCTTTTAAAGAAATGCCGTACTTGGATAGCATGTGATTCCTTTTTTCAGCACCTAGCGTGGTCTGAGGGCAAGAAAGGCATAGTTCTGTTCTCTAGATCCGACCCCAAGATCTTTGGCCATCCAGAAAACTTTAATTTACTGAAAAGCAGGGAATTTTTAACTCCCCATCAATTTATATGGTGGGAAGAACAAGAATACATTCTTGAAGCATTTGTTGACCCAAAGGATGTGATAAAAGCATTGGAATTATTCAAGAACTAAATTAAAATCAACCCTTATATAACTTTAAGTTAACACCATGAGCGAATACATCCCACTTCGCAGTCCATTCTCGAACATGAGCTTTGTGCCCGATGTTCCGAGTAACGCTTTGGCTCCCAACGAATACAACTCTGGGGCTAACGTAGAAACTGACGTTCGTGGAATTAAGAAGATTGCTGGCGAACAATATATTCTGTCGGCCATCCCAGGCCACGTTATTTTTATCGATGCTGGGTACAGAACTCAATCTTTATGGGTCAACATTGTTGCTACCCGTGAAGGCAAATGGTACATGGTCACCGCTTCTGGAATATCCAACATTACCCCAGGCGTTGGAGCAAATCCCAACGTTGCTTTGTCAGGTTATACAGATGACACTGTAATCACTTCTTCTTGGGTTGGTCAGGTTTTCATTATTAATGATGGCCTACGTCCTCCCATGTATTTTGGTAATTATTACGCTTCTGGTTCCCCTCAGACTGAGATCGCTATTTACGACAATTCTCCTGATAACTACGTTTGGAACTATGAAAGCGTATTGTCACCTGCGGTAACTTCGGTTACTGCTGGGTTTGTCAGAAACTATTGTTCTCCTAATGTTGGAAATATCTTAATTGCAGGCAATCTAACCAAGACTTACTCTTCTGGGTTTACTTTTAATTACCCAACTACTGTGCGATGGTCTAGGGCGTTTGCTAACACGACAGTACCCAACACTTGGAACCCAACCCTAAATAACGTGGCCAATGAACAAGAGATTCCCGTTCGTGGTCCCATCATTGATGGCTTCTTTTTAGGTGGTTGTTTCTACATTTGTAGTTATTGGGATACTGTTGTTTTTTCACCTATTAACTATCAGAACTCTACCGCTCCAATCTTTGGTATTCGACTGTTTAACCAAGGGCGTGGGTTGATTAATGAGAATTGCTGGAGTAACACCGATTCGATGGTTTATGGAATCGATGCTAGGGACATTTGGCAATTTGATGGATCCAACTTTACTGCAATTGGAAACCAAGTTATTAAGAAATACTTCTATGACAATCTAAACCAAACCTATGTGGATCGATTGTTCATGGTAAACAATACCCAAAAGTATCAGATTGAGATTTACTACCCCGATCAAAACTCTACGGGTTGGTGCAACAAGATGATTTCTTACAGATACGATCTTCAGGTTTGGAATGCTCCTAAAGACATTCAAAACGCTGCACATGGCGTTGAAGCCCCAGTTTATAACGGAACAAGCTTTAATCTAGGATCAAGGACTGTTGTATACGCTCAAGGCAGTACATCAAGCAGTCAAATAGTCCAAACCAACATTACCAACGGCTTTTGCGGAAACACGATTAATTGTTATTTTGAACGCACAAACATTGCTATGGTCACTCCAGATGGCCCTGTTCCTTATTCATCCAAGGTTTATATCCACCGCTTATTACCAGAAATGTCTGGTACGGGCACGATCAACATTACTATTGGTGGGGCAAACTCAACTGCTCAAACTCCAACATATGGTCAAACAGGAACAGTATCTATTGCTACCGATACACCTTGGGTTACTACTCAGCAAAACAATGTAAGAACTGTTGCTTTGAAATTTGGCACAAATGATGCCGCTAATACTTGGCATGTATCAGCCATGAATTATCAGGGCACAATTACTGAGGATGCTTTCTAATGCCATTTTCATTACCTGGTGATCCATCCCAAACAGAAATATCAGATGCTATTAATTATCTTCTTAATAATTTTGGCTCTAATGTTTCTATTGATGTAAACACGGGTATTGTTGCTGG